TGAGCTTCAGTTACAGCTCTTTTGAAACCGTTCTTCTTCCAATTACCATTCTTGAGTTTGTAATTATCTTCGATTTTCTTGAAGTTAGCTTTGTATCGTCGCGTATACGCGCTCATCTTCTTTTTCTTTGGCATTACCTGGTTATCTGCAGACATGTCAGGGGCTGAGTCCATTGGTATGCCACCAAGCAATGTGAGGTATTCGTCCATTGTCATTCTTACATCTACCATATCATCGACTCCTGGTTAAACTTGCAGCTGCAATTCCTGAGGCAATCAGTTTGGCCTTTGCAGAAAGAGCTGCATTTTGTGTTCGAAGAGAAACTAATAGTGCTGTTCGAACGAGTTTACGGTCTCCTGCAGATGAACATCCCCTGGTATTTGCACAGTCTTTGTCATGAGCACGACAGGCACAGTCTAACTTATCGATGCAAGGGCCTTTGAAATCCCCACCAGCCTGTTTGTATGCTAGTGCATCAATGTTTCTGCCGTCAGTCCAATTAGGACCACACCAGTTGCCATGTATCTGTACGATGAAAACCACCATCAAGCAGATAGCAATTCTGATTGGACGAGAGCTGCATAGGTGCTAGAATCCGCACGTCCGCGAACGCAATATACCTTACATGCTCCAACCATAGGACCAGCGTTATTGACACCTTGAATTTGAAGTGCGAAGTTGTTGGTTGCGATGATTCCCAAGTATGGGAGATCGGTAGATGGTGAAGAGTCACTAGCAAATGCGTTTGTGACTGCAGCGCCACCAGCTTCTTGAGTTACGATACGAGCAGCTGCCAATACGTTATTCTCTGCAATCGAACCGACATCGGTTCGTGTGATACTAGAGAGGGACATGCGGGACTCTGTCTGTGTAGCAGGGACGAGTCCAGGAGGGGAGCAGTCAAGGTCGATTGAATATACTACCAGTACTTCATTGTCAAGGGGGTTGAGCTGGACGTCTACCAAACTGGTAGTAAAAGTGTTCGCTCCAGCTTCGATAATACTTGAGCTGATAGTTAGTAGGCCGGATGTTTCTTTGATACCTTTAGGCATACCCTATCATGATAGTAGGAGGGTTATAGTAATAGTGGAGACACTGTCACCCTTAACCTATCACGGTTATAGTGGGTTTTCAGGGTACTGAAAGCCCAACCTATCAAGTTGCCTAGGTTTTCTAGGTTACATACATAAGTAACCTCTGCGTGGGTTGTAATATGTGCGTAATTTGTACCAAGTGCTTAGCCCCCGAATATTGCCGACATAACACCATTTTGTTCAATAATGGTATCATGCATCAAGTTCCTCCTCGTGAATGTGCCATAAATTTCCATTATATTGCCAATTGCAGGATGTGTAAGAGATGAATCCAACATGGATTGATGAGGTTCCACTCGATTGGTTTGAATTTAAGCAGACAATTAGTGCCCATCCATTCTGCAATGAATGCGATCTCTATGGAGAAAAGCAGTGGGAACGTGAAGAAGAGTATCCAGCCATCATGATTGATGCCCCTTGGGCTGCATTTCCACACAAACCACGATGGATTTGGATATGTCTTGACTGTTGGAACGGTGATGAGCAATGAGAATCAACAGAACATTCTCGATTCCAATCGAATTAGTCCAAGAATTGAAGAAAAAACACAATCAATCTGAGACAGTTACCAGGGCATTGAGAAAATACCTTGAATATCAATACCCATCATCGATTGAAGAGGCTACAAATCGCCAATTGATGGCTGCTTTGCTTGCTCGTGATGATGTCGATGAGACAATGAAGGCTTTACTTCTTCAAATCCTTACGAAGTAGTTTGATTTGTGCCAAGATCTCTTTCAGGAGCGTCGTATGTGGATGGTCCATGGTCATCATCTCACTTTTTTGACATTCGATGAGCTTCAGTTACAGCTCTTTTGAAACCGTTCTTCTTCCAATTACCATTCTTGAGTTTGTAATTATCTTCGATTTTCTTGAAGTTAGCTTTGTATCGTCGCGTATACGCGCTCATCTTCTTT